ATTAAAGATGGAAGACTTTGTTATTGATAAGACTGGCGTTAAGACGGTTGAGATTATGAATGCTGCATTCTTTGCAAATCAACCAACAATTTTTGGTACAGCAAATGAAGATTATATTAAGCGTGAATTAGATTGGTATAAATCTATGTCACTAAATGTCAATGATATTCCAGGTGGACCTCCAGAAATCTGGAAAATGGTTGCATCTACATCTGGTCGTATTAATTCAAATTATGGATGGTGCATCTATTCTCAAGCCAATGGTTCACAATTTAATAATGTTGTAGATGAGTTAGCACGCAATCCTGATTCTCGTAGAGCAACAATGATCTATACAAGACCAACTATGCACTATGATTATAATACTGCAGGTATGTCTGATTTTATGTGTACTAATACTGTACAATATATAATTAGAAATTGTAAAGTACATGCAATGGTCTATATGAGATCAAATGATGCAGTCTTTGGTTATAAAAATGATTTTGCATGGCAAAAACATGTATTACTTGAAGTATGGGAGTACTTAAGAAACAACTATAAACATTTAGTAGATCTTAAGATAGGTGATATATATTGGAACGTAGCATCTCTTCATGTTTATGAAAGGCATTTTAAGTTTATCGATGGCGATCAATAAATGGTATAAGCGTTATCTTAAACTTGCTGCAGAAATTGCAACATGGTCTAAGGATCCAAGCACTCAAGTTGGTGCAGTAGTAGTTGGATCTAAGGGACAGATCTTATCTCAAGGATATAATGGTTTTCCAAGAGGTATCTCCGATTCTAATAAGAGACTAACTGATAGAGATGTAAAACTATCATTAGTAGTTCATGCTGAAATGAATGCTATATTTAATGCTTCATACTCAGGTGTATCTTTAGATGGCGCAACTATATTCATTCACGGTTTACCTGCATGCTCTGAGTGTGCAAAAGGTATTATACAAGTGGGCATTAAAAAGGTTGTAGTATCTAAACAATGTATAGAAGCTAAACAGCATTGGAATGATTCTTGGAATAAATCTAAAGCCATGTTTGCTGAAGCTGGTATAGCAATATTTGTAATTGATGATAAATGAACAATATAAAAATAATTAAGACTGGTATTAATGTCTCAAAGATATTAAAGCAGCTTGACCAATATCCAGAAGATTGGAATGGTCAAAAGAAAGTAGATAATACTGGGACTCTATTAAATAGAGGTTATGCTGACTTACCTGTCGGTGTACTTCAGCTTGTAATGGGTGCTGTTACTAAAGCAGAAGATCATGCTGAAGATTCAGAACTATGTGCACAAACACCAGCATACGATCATCATACAGAAATTATTAGTTTCTTAAAAAGACATTTTAAAAAGTTTGATAGATGTGGGTTCTTATCTCTTGCACCAGGCGGTGAAGTTGGTCAGCATATTGATGAAGGCAAATATTATCAAACACGAGATAGGTATCATCTAGCTATTAAAGGTAAGTATAGATATACTGTAGGTGGAGAATCCTATGATGTAGAACCTGGAACACTTTTATGGTTTAATAATAAACTTATGCATGGTACAGAAGTTCTTGGAGATGAAGTTAGAGTTACTTTTGTATTTGATGTACCGCATGGCAAAAAATAAAGTATTAATTGTAGGCATGAATCCTTCTAACACACTTGAGAAAGCTAAGGTTAGAAAGAACTCTACATTTGATAGATTAAATAAGTGGATGGACAAGTTGGGTGTTTGTCATTATTCATTTATTAACGTAATTAATGATCGCAATATTAAATTAAATCATAAGAACGTTGATGATAAATTTTTATTATCAGCAACTAAAGACTATAATCATATTATTGCATTAGGTGGATTTGCTTCAGACTCTCTAGTTAGAGCTAAGATTAATCATTTCAGGTTACCTCATCCATCACCACTAAATAGATTATTAAATGATAAGCATTTTGAAAAAGCAATTTTAAACCAATGTAGTAAATATTTGAAAGGGTAATCATGGCACAACCTGGAGCAAGAGTACATCCATCCAAAAGACACAATAATCCATTGTTATATAAAAGCGGTAAGCCGCGTCTTAGACCGTTAAATGTAACACAGTTAACAGCACTACTAGGTAAGACTCAAGTAAAGAAAGAAAAATGTAAGATTGAACGTGAAATCGCAAGAAAAACTAAATAAGGAAAAATCATGGGATTATTAGATAAAATCAGAGGTAACTCTACAATTAAAGACTCGGAAATTCTTTCGAAGTCTAAATTCTTTACAAAGAAGGATATGATTCCTACATCCATTCCAGCAATTAATATTGCATTGAGTGGTAGGTTAGATGGTGGTTTAACGCCAGGTCTAACTATGTGGGCAGGTCCATCAAAACATTTTAAGACAGCATTTAGTTTATTAATGGCTAAGTCTTATATGGATAAGTATAAAGACTCAGTATTACTATTCTATGATTCAGAGTTTGGTACACCTCAAGCTTATTTTGAATCTTTTGGTATTGATCAAGACCGCGTTCTTCATACACCTATTACAGATGTAGAACAACTTAAATTTGATATTATGAAACAGATCGATGGTATTGAACGTAACGATAAAGTTATGATTATTATCGATTCTATCGGTAACTTGGCTTCTAAGAAAGAAGTTGAAGATGCAATGGATGGTAAATCTGTTGCAGATATGTCAAGAGCAAAACAAATTAAATCGCTATTTAGAATGGTAACTCCACATTTAACTCTTAAAGATATTCCAATGGTTGTAGTTAATCATACCTACAAAACTATGGAACTATATTCTAAAGATGTTGTAGGTGGTGGTACAGGTTCATACTACTCAGCTGATAATATCTTTATTCTAGGTCGTCAACAAGATAAAGATGGTACTGAGTTAATGGGTTATAACTTTATTATTAACGTAGAGAAATCACGTTATGTGCGCGAAAAATCAAAGATTCCTGTTACCGTTAAATTTGATGGCGGTATTAGCCGTTGGAGCGGTTTGCTTGATATGGCTTTAGAAACTGGACATGTTATTAAGCCATCTGTTGGTTGGTTCTCTCGTGTTAATACTACAACAGGTGAAATAGAAGAAAAGAAATGGCGTATTAAAGATACTGATTGTAAAGAATTCTGGATGGATCTATTGATGGATAAAACATTCCAACAAGCTATTCAAGATCGTTATCAGATCGCGCATGGTAATATTATCTCTGATGATGATATTAAAGCTGAACTAGATTCTATTGAAGACGAAGATGCTATCGAAGCTTAAGTATAGTAAAGAAGCATATGGCACAGACCAATTTGCATTAGAATTGGTCGACCATAGATTTTCTAATATTAAGTTTACTTTAGGTAAAGTATCTTTTAATGAAGATAATTATACGTTAAAGTATAACTATGATATAATAGAAAATAATTGCAAAGACTATATTAAAGAAGAGTTTGAGCATTCAGTAGGCGACCTCATTATGCAGATGCTAGAAGAGGGAGTTCAGAAAAACGATTTAATTTATACAGGCGGTGTTGATGAGAATTGAAAATACAATTCTAAGTAATCTACTATTTGATGAAAATTATAGTAGAAAAGTATTACCATTTTTAAAGAAGAAATACTTCTCTGAACGTAAAGAAGCAGTTATCTTTGAAGAAATTAATAAGTTCTTTGAGACTTATAATAAACCTATTACATCAGAAATTCTTGCGATTGAAGTTAATAACCGTAAAGATATATCTGATACAGATCTAAAAGATCAACAAGCATTAATTCAAGATTTAAAACAACAAGACATAAATGAGGAGTGGTTACTCAATGAAACCGAAAAGTTCTGTAAAAAGAAAGCCGTCTACAACGCAATCCTCGACTCAATTGGAATTATTGAAGGAAGAGATAAAGAGCGTCAAGACGATGCAATTCCTAATTTACTTTCAGATGCTCTTGGCGTCAGTTTCGATAATCACGTTGGTCATAGTTATCTTTCTGATTCTGATGAAAGGTATGAGTTCTATCATCGCGTAGAAGAGAAGATTAAATTCGATCTTGACATGTTAAACAAGATTACAAAGGGTGGATTATCTAATAAGACTCTTAATGTTATCCTTGCGGGTACTGGTGTCGGTAAATCATTATTCATGTGTCATTGTGCAGCAGCAAACATGCTTAATAACAAGAACGTATTATATATTACCATGGAAATGGCGGAAGAAAGAATTGCAGAACGTATCGATGCAAACTTATTAAACCTATCCATGGATGAGCTTAAAGTCGTTGATAAGAATATCTTCGACACAAGGTTAGATAAAGTCAGGAAGAAATCTCAAGGTAAGCTGATCATCAAGGAATATCCAACTGCCGGTGCCCATGCCGGTCATTTTAGAGCGTTACTTGAAGAATTAAAGCTTAAGCAAGAGTTTTCTCCTGATATTATCTATATTGATTATTTGAATATCTGTTCAAGTCAAAGATTAAGATATGGTGCAAATGTTAATTCATATACCTATGTTAAAACTATTGCAGAAGAATTAAGAGGTCTTGCAGTAGAATACAATGTACCAATTATGAGTGCTACACAAACAACTCGATCTGGCTTTACTAATTCTGATCCAGGTCTTGAAGATACTTCTGAATCTTTTGGTCTTCCAGCAACCGTGGATTTAATGTTAGCATTAATCTCTACTGAAGAACTTGAGGAACTTAATCAGCTTATGGTTAAACAACTTAAGAATCGATATAATGATCCGTCTTATTATAAACGATTTGTAATTGGTGTAGATCGATCCAAGATGAAACTATATGATGTAGAAGTCTCAGCCCAATCTAACATATCGGATTCAGGCCAAGATAATAAACCAGTCTTTGATAAGTCCTTTGGGAATAAGGATGAATCTCCTGGGTTTGATGGATTTAAGTTTTAAAACAAGGCTACTTCGGTAGCCTTTTATTTTTATAAATAGGAAATAAGGAGAAGTTATGAAAAAATTAATATTGATGTCATTATTACTTACTGGATGTAGTTTCATTATGCCGGTACCGCATGATCCAGCTGAGGCTTCAAAGCTTATAGATATTAAAACAAAGGTAGATACCTTAACGTGTGGAGCAACAAAAGACCATCCAAGATGGCAGGCTGCTGTAGATGATATCAGATGGCTAAACATGTATACAGAATTTAGAGCAGATCCACAAGCAAAAACAATTGAAGAACTATACATCGCGACTCAAAAGGCAAGGGACGGATCAGAAGCATACTGTGAAGCTACCTTAAAATTACAAAAGACTCGTATCCTAGTGATAGAGAAAGCATGGAAAGGGCGTTAAAATGTCAGTAATAAATGAACTAAAAGCAGCAATGATGGACCCAGGAATCAAAGGCTCTTTAGCAGCCCAGTTACATGATATCACAGAACAGTATAATGATGGTATCCTAAATGGTGATGAGTTTAAAGATCTTGTGACTCAGATCGGTGACGTACAAGCTAACGATGATCTTGCTGGAGATGAAGTAACTTCAAGATGGGTAGCAAATATTACGAAAGTGATACTCTCCGCTGTATAAATAATACATAACAGTAACAATTATATAGATGGATTTAAATGAAAAACTATAGTCAATTATTAAAACAATTGCCTTCCAGTACCGTTATTATATCGGTCGGAAGCTTCAATCCTCCTACAGCCAAGCATGAGCTACAGTTTAAATTAGTTGAAAAACTAGTTGAAAAGCACAGTGCCGAGCACGTTGTATTTGTTACAGAATCAGAAGACCTCCCACAAGACAAAAAACTACACTTCTTAGAGATGTTATTTACTAACATGAACTTTGCCTCTATCTCAGAGGAAGTAATCAAAGAAACTGTACAAGGCTTTAAGTCTAAGTATAGAAATGTTATTGTAGTTGCTTCTGAAGACAGAATTCCAGGTCTTAAAAAGACACTAAAAGAATCAGCCCATATCATCTCTGCTGGTAATATTGAGAATCCTAGAATGAAAGCTATTGTCACCAAGGGTGATTATACCTCATTCAAGTACCAAATGCCTAATTCAATGAGAGACATAGATGCTCGTCGTTTAATGAACGAAATGAGACAATCTATGGGTCTTGAACTTATTAAAGAAGAAGTACGATTTAGTATTGATGCTTTAAGAGAGAAGTATTTTAAAGGCGAGATCTATCATATCGGAGATATTGTAGAATCTGCTGGTCAAACATATGAGATCATGGATCGTGGTTCTAACTACCTAGTTGTAGTTAATAGTACTGGTGATCTATCACGTAAATGGGTTAAAGATGTTTCACTAGTAGAAGAAGTTAAGAAACCTACAGGCCCACTTAAGAAAGCTTGCTGGAAAGGTTATACTGCAGTCGGTCTTAAGATGAAGAATGGTAGAAAAGTTCCTAACTGTGTACCTGAATCAGTTTTAGATCCTAGAGATGTACATAAAGATTATACTGAAAAGAGCAAGACTCTACAAGACCTATCGCGTAATAAAGATGTTGATCAAAAGCATGTTCAACAAAGACGTTTAGATTTAGATAAAGAATATTCTAAATATAAAAAAGAATCTATTAATGAAAGTACTACTATTGAACATAACTCAGACCATAAAGTTATTAAACATGGTGGAGAATTTAGTTTTAAAATTGGTAAAGAACATCATGATAAGATTCATAGTCTAAATCATTTTGAACAACACACATTCAAATGTTTAGATGGTTTAGAATGGGGTGTTCATAGAGACGGAGAAAAGTTACATTTCCAAGGCCATCCTGGAGATACTGGTATTCATGGTAATATGACAGTAAGTATTCCTCATTCTCATTTTATGAATGAAGACCAAAGTCAAGTATCATATAAAGGTTATACAACAAAGAACATGCATCACGATCCTGAGATGGCTAACTCATTTAGGCTATCAGCTGCAGATGCAAAAGATCCAGTTGCTATGCTTAATGCTATTAAAACAATAGATACATATATGGATCTACACAATCATATTGGAGAAAATCCTAGTCTTGATAAAATTAAGACATGGAAATATGCACATATTAAAGCAATGGATGATCTACATAAGATAGGTAAATTTTATAGTCACCAAGATTCATGGATTAAATCTGGTGAAGTTTTAGATAAGATGCTTGCACCCCACGGCCTAAGAGAAGGTATAGAGATTGGCAAACATAGTAATGCTAATCTTGAACGTTCATACTTAACTTACCGTGACTTTATGAAAGCCAATAAGATTCAACCCGGTTTCGTGAAGGACACACGAATCGATCAGAACCCTATTGATCCTAATGTTAGCCAACAGATTGACGATCTTGAACCATTTTGGCCAAGACATCCTCATACAAAGGTTGGCTCAACATTAGCGAATAGAGATCATCATAGACGCCAAAAGGTAGCTTATCATTTAGAGTCAGTTGAGCCTGTTCAAGAGATCACTCAAAAATTAGCAGGTAACTATTTAGATAAAGTTACTAAACAAAATTTAGCCAAACATGGAATGCAACCAAATATGTATGAAAAACTTCCTAAGAATAGACAAAAGGGAGTTGCTAACGCGTTTAAGAGATTACAAGTAGATAAAGAAGGTAAACCAGTACATCATCTAGTTACAAAAGAAGATTACGTTAAAGGTGATCTTATGGATGAAGACTTTGCTGCTAAGTTTACAGAGTCATGGTCAGACACTGGTAAAACTGGTAAACACGATGCTTCTGGAGAAGACTCAAAAGAACAGCACAAAGTTGACAAAGACGGCAAACCAACTGGTCAACGCAGATGGATGACTAAATCAGGTAAAGTTATTGATGAAGCCAATGGAGGTGAGATAGGTGATGGAGCTGGAGATGACAAGATCAAGAAAGTTAAAACGCTTCCACCAGAATTAATGCCAAAAGATGATTCTAAACGTTTAGGTGGTGGTACAAAAGACCATACATTCTCTGCTTTCTATGAAAAGAATATGAAAAAAACAAAAGAAGATTTTGAGATTGGTGCTCAAGAATTAATGAATTATAGAATTAAAAAGGAAAATAAATAGCAAATGGATAAATTAATAGCAGAATTAAAAGTGGCATTAGGTAATACATTTACTATGTATTTTAAAGCACACTCATATCATTGGAATGTTGAAGGCCATCAATTCCCGATGTATCATAAATTCTTTTTAAAGATCTATGAGGACGTGTATGGTGCAGTAGACCCTCTTTCTGAGAACCTTCGAAGACTCGATGCTTATGCCCCTATTAGTTTAATGGAGATTTATGGTTATAAGACTATTATGGAAGACTCTACTAAACCAAATACTCCTCTTGAAATGGTAATGAACTTATTAACAGCAAATACAGAAGTCTTACAATGCTTAACACCATTGTTTGATGAAGCAACTGCACAAAAACAACAAGGCCTTGCAAACTTTAT